ATACGTCGCAGGGTACGTCACCAAGAAACAAACAGGAAAAAACGCGGAACCACGCCAATGGATAGACGAAAACACTGGCCAGATCATCGACCAGACACCAGAATTTCAGGGCCAATCATTGCGACCGGGTATCGGATCGGAATGGATCAAAACACACCTGAAAGACGTCTATTCAAAGGACCAAATCATAATCGAAGGGAGGGCAACCCGCCCGCCGCGTTACTACGACGAAATACTAAAAAAGACTGACCTCGATCTCTATCGGAAGGTCCGTCTCAACCGACTAAAGGAGGACAAAAAGAAAAAACTCGCCGAACCGTACCACGGCACTGGGCGACAAATGTTCGCCAAGAACAAAATCACACTATCCAAACAAACCAAGAGAGAACTGAAATGATCAAAAACTTATACAGCATCTTCGATAGCGTCGCTGGCTTCTACAGCCCTGTTTTCATCGCAGAAAACAACGCGCACGCTATCCGCATGATGACCCAGAGCATCGACATGAACCACAAGACAGACTTCGCGCTCTGGAAACTCGGAACCTTCAATCCTGATAACGGTGAAATCCGAGACACCGACAAACCGATCATGATCCAATCTGGTCAATCTCTCGAAATCAAGGAACAACTCTAATGCAATCCGTCATGTCACACTCCTTCAGCCAAGTTCCAAAGGCTGATATTCCACGCTCCTCCTTCGACCGTACTCACGGTCACAAAACAACCTTCGACGCCGGATATCTCGTTCCGGTCTATGTCGATGAGGCTCTTCCCGGGGATACCTTCAATGCAAAACTCACCGCCTTCGGTCGTCTCGCCACGCCGCTCCATCCGCTCATGGATAACCTATTCGCTGATACTCATTTCTTCGCTGTCCCTATGCGGCTGCTATGGGACAATTGGCAAAAATTTAACGGTGAGCAAACAAACCCCTCAGACAGTACTGATTTTATCGAGCCTGAAATGTCTGCACCTCTCGGAGGTTACCCAGTCGGCTCTGTGTCCGACTACTTCGGCATCCCGACAGACATCGAAGCCCTAACCCACCGCGCGTGTTTTCACCGCGCTTACAACCTGATCTGGAACGAATGGTTTAGAGATCAAAACCTCCAAGACAGCGTGCCCGTCAACACTGGTGACGGTCCTGACGATCCGGCAGACTACACGCTTCTACGCCGTGGCAAACGCCACGACTACTTCACCTCGGCTCTCCCTTGGCCTCAAAAAGGCCCATCTGTCGAACTACCCATCGGGAACACCGCCCCTATTGTCAGCGACTTTGCGACTGACATTAATTTGGGCACTATTGACCGAGTAGGCGGTCCGTCCGTCCCTGTCAGCCTTGGCGATAATGCAGGTCTACCGATCGGCACACTGGAGGTAGATTTGTCAGCTGCTACAGCTGCGACAATCAACCAGCTCCGCCAAGCCTTCCAAATCCAGAAACTGTATGAACGTGACGCCCGCGGCGGCACCAGGTACATCGAAATCCTCAAGTCACACTTTGGTGTCACATCTCCTGACGCTCGTTTGCAGCGTCCCGAGTACCTGGGCGGTTCTACCTCTCCTATTTCTCTTAACCCTATCGCCCAGACCGTACCTCTCGAAGGCTCACCGCAAGGTAATCTTGCGGCCTTTGGTACACTCGGAATGGACGGTCACGGCTTTAATAAGTCCTTCACAGAACACTGTGTAATCATGGGCTTTATCTCAGTCCGTGCCGACCTCAACTATCAACAGGGCCTTAATCGTATGTTCTCACGCTCTACGCGTTGGGATCACTACTGGCCCGCTCTCTCGCACATCGGCGAACAAGCTGTTCTCAACAAGGAAATTTATGCCGATGGCACCGCCACAGACGATCTCGTCTTTGGCTATCAAGAACGATATGCAGAATATCGTTACAAACCGTCCCTAATTACGGGACAAATGCGAAGTTCCTTCGCTCAAAGCCTCGATACTTGGCATGTAGCCCAAGACTTCGCGGCCCTCCCCGCCCTCAACGCTTCATTCATTGAAGAAAATCCACCTGTCTCACGGGTTCTCGCAGTTCCAACAGAACCACACCTAATCCTAGACACGTACATCAAACTTAAGTGCGCTCGTCCAATGCCCACCTACTCAGTTCCGGGAATGATCGACCACTTCTAACCTCAAGTACGACCAAAAAAAGGGGGAGGGGAAGCAGCTCACAAATAGCAGGCGCTCCCCTCACCCAATGGCCGTAGGCCATACAACCACCTCAAAAGAACAAGGAACCCGGACAAATGGTAACCATGGCAGCAGCAAGCCTAATAGGCGGGGGTTTATCATTTCTTGGCGGCTTGTCTTCGAACAAGACGTCCAAGAAAATGGCCCGCGAACAAATGGCGTTCCAAGAACGCATGTCAAACACGGCCTATCAACGCTCTATGGCCGATATGCGTAAGGCTGGCCTTAATCCTATGCTAGCCTATCAAAAAGGCGGTGCATCCACTCCTAGCGGCGCTCAGCCGAATATACGCAACCCTCTTGAGGGTGCGCCTCAAGCGGCGTCGGCTTACGTCGCCGCAAAAATGGCCAGCGCTAACATCAAAAACGTGGAGGCCAATACCGCTCTCACGCAAGAAAAGGCCAACACGGAAAAACTGATCCAAGCCAAAACTGTTGCTGATACTGGTCTCTCCGATGCCAAAACAATCTTCACTGGGCAACAAACTGCGACAGAAGTCGCTAAAACCCAAAAAACATGGGACGAAATCACTGGCATACTGATTGCCAATGGTATCGCCCTCGATGAGGGCGACCTTCGTTCCCAAATGGCTAAAATTGATCAGGGTCTTCGTTCTGGCAAAGTCTCTGAGACACTCCGCTGGATCAAAATAAACCTTAATCTAGACGGGCAAGACGCCCTTAAAGTTATGGATCTTGTCAAACAGATCCGCAAACAGGGCGCTGTGCCCAAAACAACCGGAAGGTAAAATAATGAAAGTCCGTTCACCCTACACACGCGTTCGAACTCCGTTCGAAACAACAGGCGAAAGCCTTACTCACCAATCCATGGCCCCAGAATGCGATATAAATCGCATCATGGCCAAATGGCAAAAAACTGGCGTGATCGAACACGCCAACACCTATCAAGGCCAATACGGCGACTTCGCCGAAACACCCAGCTACCAAGAGGCCATGAACGTGGTCCTCGAATCTCAGGAAATGTTCATGACATTGCCTTCCTCCGTTCGCCGTCAATTCGACAACGACCCGGGCCAATTCTTGGCCTTCGCTGTCGATCCCTCTAACGGCGAAAAAATGATCGAAATGGGCCTTGCTAGCCCATCGGTCATAGACGCCTCGGACAACGTCCCAGAGGCCTCCAAACGGGCTAAAAAGCCCGATCCTGAACCCGAAAGTGAAGCCTAAAGCACAGTTCTCTTCTTGTCTCAACTGTGCTAAGTGACACCAACAACCAAAAAAGGACCAAACCATGAAGAAACGCTCTAAAATGTCTCGGGGTAAATCCCGAAAGAACTTCGCGAAAGGTACGCGGGTCAAATCCCGCAACTTCGCAACTGGTCCAATGCGCGGTGGTATCCGCGCGTGACCCAATGCACATCCCCTATCGAAGGGTGGAAATCCATCGACGGTGGAATTACCCAATCAAAGGCGAAAGCCTATGGGGATGTGCCACTCACAGTCCGCTGCGGTCAATGCATGGGCTGTCGTCTGGAAAGGGCTCGAGTATGGGCTATTCGTTCCGTTCATGAGGCGTCATTGTATGACAACAACATATTCGCGACCCTGACCTACTCTGACGAAAATCTGCCCTATGGCGAAAGCCTCAACCGCAGACACGTACAACTCTTCATCAAAAGACTTCGAAAGAAAGTCCCTCACTGCCGTTTCTTCTACTGTGGGGAATACGGTGAAGAAACTCACCGGCCCCACTACCATGCTCTCCTCTTCAACTATCGGCCCAACGACGCCGAACTAATCTCTCGACGGGGCGGAAATGAATATTACCGCTCCAATAAGCTCGATGACCTTTGGTCACTCGGGCACTGCAATTTCTCTGACGTCACATTCACATCTGCGGCATACGTCGCAGGGTACGTCACCAAGAAACAAACAGGAAAAAACGCGGAACCACGCCAATGGATAGACGAAAACACTGGCCA